ATGCAAATTACATTGAAGCGTGCAGATTTTTATGCTCGTGCGGCGTTGAAGGCTGCCACTGAAACCAAATATCCTGCGACGCTGGAATTTTCGATTTATTCACCGGCTTTGAATAGTTCGACAACGGATAGTCTGGTGACTGAAATAAGTGCCAATCGCACCAAGGTCATCGAGGCTTATCAACTGAGTCTTGATTTGATTCGTGCCGCCTATGCGATTCGCGCGTCGTTAGCAGATGCCAACATGAATTCTGGCGTCAGCACACGATTGACCGAGAATAAAAAGTTAGAAGCCGAAGAAGGTCGGTTACGCGCACTGATCAAAGCCATTGAAGCCGTCAGCAATGTCGAAACGACACCGGAAGCCATCTTGGCAAAGGCAGAAGCATCGCGGTCTCGCGACAAGCATGGTGAACGCTATCTGTCACGTGATTCAACCGTAGACAGTGCAGTCTTTACGGAAGACGATATCGTTGGCTTTCGCAAACAATTGAAGCGGATCGTTGATACACGCGGTCGCTTGAATGATGAGTTGACGGCGCTGAATGTCGGCAATAGTATCACACTGGATCGGGCGACGATTGCCACCTTACGCAAGGCGGATATCTTGCCTGCATAGAGCTACAGTATCATCGGTGTCCGAGGCATCGATGATATCTGTGGGGCGTTGATGGAAGGCAGGTAAGAAAAGACAAAATTGGAGATCTCGAAAATCTCTGAACAAGCTCCTATAAAGGGACAAACATCCAACGCTACCCGGAAAACTTTCTCGCTAGAGATTTGCTGGTTGCTCCGGGTCTTCAGATGTTGCTGAATGCTGATTGCTCTTTGCTGGATGCTGTTTGCTTTGTCCGAGTATTATTTGTCTTTCATCGCGTTCCCCAAAATATAACTGTCATGCATTTTCTCGTCCGGACGTGACATAAATAGGGTCTCACACATAGACTCGGGAGTTTGGACATATGATCGCTAGCACTACCCCTTCGCAAGGTGCCATTTGTCCTGGACAACAGGCACTGATGGATCGTGATGAAGAACATCATCGCAATCATACGCAATATCTCCGTGCGGTGTTTACAGTCTATTGGACAGATGCATGTCCGAGCACTGAAATATTTTATCTCGCCGGCTATCCGTTACGGCTACATCCGCAAGGTATTGCAGACCTAGAACAGGAAGTTTTGACGACGATTCAGGAATGGGATGAAACCATGCGCGCTCAAACCGCGATTTTCATCACCTATATCGGCGTGATGATGTCAGAACAAGATGTGCAAGACGCTGATTGGCGGATGATTGGGCCTCCTAACGGTGTGAGCGGTGATCCAGCACCCTTACCGACTCCAACAGTGCCAACATCAGTCCCAACTCCAACCATTCCAACTCCAACGATGCCTCCCATGTGACCTGATTTTGAGAAGCCATCCCAACAAGATGGCTTTTTCATTATGAATGAAGTGATATCCGAGGCTGAACGTCTCGCACGTGACAAACATCGTCAAAGGCAGCGTGACGGCCATCACACGCCAAGTTGGGATGGATTATCCGATCTGATGAAGGCTGAATTGATTTATCAAGAGATGATTTCAAATGTTGATTGCGGCATAAGCAAGCGCATTATCGACCAATAGTTTTGATGGGTTTGGATAGATGATGCGCTCGCTTGCCGGATGTCCCTGCCATTGATCGAACACACGGATAGCCGGTTTCCCATCAAACCGCTCATGTTGTCCGGTTTGTACGATACTCAAGAATATCGCTGCGTGTGATGATCCGTTGGTATGATTGCCATATCGACCATTTGAGTCAAAGACGGCAATCGGTTGATTGGGCGACCACAAATTCACATCTGTTGACCCTTTGCTCCAAGAGGAAGTCGGGGGCAATCCTGCGACAGCTTTGACCAATGAAGCACATTGCTGATTTTGACCGATATAGCCTGCATTCGGTCCACTCGTAGCAGGCTTCAAATTTCCTAGCTGTGCTGGTGTTGCTGCTGTGCCTGTGGGCGGTTCTTTCGTCGGTCCTGCAACGGCTTGAGCAGGTGGCGGACTACCAGACAGCGGAATAGCCGGGCTACCCGTTGTAGCGCGATCACAGGGTGCTGCAAGTCCATATTGTCCGGAATAGGCTTGGGCCTTGCTATCCGCCTTTTCACTCAGGGCGGCAACCACTTGCGCACAAGTCTTGCCACGGAAAATTGTCGGATTGGCTCCGGCAGCAGCCGGAAAAGACATCGATGCATCGGCATCCGGGGTCGTCTGTGCCGCCTTGATCAATTTTGGACCCCCACCCCCACCCATGAAATGCAGAATATATAGTTGTCCAGGTGTTGGATTAGTGATGCCGTTGGCTTTCAGAATATTCGCATTATCCTGAATAAATTGTCCACCCATCAAAGCATTTGATTGAGCATCATTGATGCCGCTATACGGCACATTGTATTTTGCCCCGTATTTGGTCACCATTGCTGTCCAAGTTCCAGATGTGAATTGATATAGGCCGGTTGCGGAACTGGTTCCGGCTGCTGCGCCCGGATGGAAACTCGATTCAATATCAGCAAATGCTAGCATGGTTGCCGGATCACAGCCGGTTTTTGTCGCGGCATTGATGATCGCATTATAAACTTCAGTGGAAATCGGTTTCGTTCCGGCTACGCCGGCTGAACAGCCAGAGTCAACAATTGTGCCATCCGGATTGGTAGTCGAGGATGATCCAGCATCATAGGTCGGCTGACCGATAATATCGACGTTCGTTGTCGGCGGCGGCGGAATATCGCCTCGTGGATGTTCGCGCCAAGGCTCATGTGTCGGCATGCGTCCGACGATCGTATTAACCGTTCCCTGGCCGCCCTTCCAATTTGTTGTATCCGTGTTAGCAGCCGCGAATACTGGCTTCGCATCACCGAGCATTAAACCCAAACGCGTGGTCGGAACCGTCGCATCATTCGCCGTCGCTTCTGGGGCGCCTTTATCACCGCCGCAATTATCATAAATCGTCGATCCTGAACGGATCTGTTTGCCTTTCGCCAACTGTGTCATATCAGACCCGGCCTGCATGCGGAAATTTCCAGCCGCATTTGACTGGAAATCCTTGCCGATCTTGATACTGCCATTCGCCGCAGCTGAAACCACCCAATTGCCCGCTGTGGCACCCATTTGAATATCGCCAGCAACGGCTTGTGAGAGAATATTCGTGCCGGCAATACTATCAATTTCAGTACCGGCATTGAGCCCAATTTTGCTGCCAGCACGCATGTAAATATTCGACCCGGCATCAAACACGATGTCACGATCAGCCCGGAAATTCATATCAACTTCAGATCGAACACTGAACGAACAGTTAGTGTACATATCGATTCCAGAATCAGATACTTCAAACCAAGAATTGCCGTTCTTTGAATTGATATACACATAGCCAGCGGTTTCATTGATCAAAACCTGTGTTCCTGACCGAGTACGCAGACGAATGAATTCATTCGCCGTGTTGTCGTCGATATGCATCGTATTGCCGCGTGGCGATAACAAACCATACACTTGTGATGGCGCTTCACGACGAGCCGACGTAGAAGATGTGCCACGCTCACTATCACCGGCCAAGCCTTGCGTGAGTAAACCATCAGCCAAAGGCGAAAATCGTGGCCGTTGTGGATTGGTTGTACTCGCAACATTGGCTTTGTTATATTCGACGACTGGAGCCACCGCTGGCGGATTATCTGTCGTCGTATTCACGGCAATGCCAGGAACCATATGATTCATATTGGTTTGATAGAGACACGCGAACCAATAGCCGCGAGAAATATCCCCCCCAGCAAAGAAAACAGCCACTTCATTGTTCAAATCCGGTGGGATCATCCACATCCCATAGGATTGCTGCGAACCATCCATCGTCTGACTGCTTTGTGAAATATTATTTGGATCAGTTGCGCCGGCAAAAGGCGATGCATAGCTCACCAAGACCCAAGAACTTTCTTGTGTTGGATCGCCGCCAAGTTCGGGAATATAGACCGAAAGACGACCATTGCGTTGCGCGTCATCATTGCGTTTGACAAAGCCGATTTGGATGCCAAGCGGAGTGGTTTTCGGATCAGGTGAGAAACTTTTTGAGCGTCTGCTGACAGGCATGATGTAAGAAATCCTGAAAAATTAAGAAATCCTGAAAAATTAAGGTACCGATGCGACCGTCATCGGAGGTGCCATCGATGTGAGATTGTAGGCATTATTTGCTGCGGTAATCCGTCGATCCGTGTGGGCCGTTGCCGCAGCCGGAATTTCATAGCTATCTTGAAACGCAACGGTCGCATCAGTTACATTGTTGGTATTGCGCACAGCAGCAAGGGATGATGCGTGATTGCCGTTTAATTCTTGCGATAAGAAGCCGTACTGAGTATCGAGTGAATCAACCGGTTGACCAGTATTCGCAGCATATGTTTGGAGATCAGTAAGTCGAACGCCAGTCCATTGCGCTAAACCATAACCTCCGCCGCCGCCGATTTCTCCCTGTGCTGGATTAAGACCTTTTGATTCATATTGCAGATTACCGACAATCCCCGAAGCTTGCGCTTGGGTGAGATTAAAATCGCTCATTAGTCGTTGTGTCAATGCAACAGCTTTTGCATCCGTCGGAGCATTATTGGCTACGCCTAATGTTTTCGAAATCGCAGAGTTGGTATTTCCAACCGATGGTGGATTGGCTTTACTCGTGCCGCTTTTCTGCGGTGGGGAATTACTGCTTGCGATCGGTGTCGTGTTATTCCCTTGATTTGACCACAAACTTGGATCGATTGTCGGAAGCCGTAAGCAATTGGTGAGTTCCTGCTTAAACACGCCGTCAGAAAAGTAATTGTTGATGTTGGTGACCTGATACAAACCGTTGAACGCATTGCTCGATGTCAGAACAGGTACAAAATCATCACCGATTGTGACAGGATAACGAAAATTCACTTGGATGATCTGATTACCACTCGCGAAATCAGGCAAACTATTGGCTGCAACATTCAGTCCATTATTCGGTTTATATTGTAATTGAATTTGCCGATGCAAATTGGTCTGACCAAGCCAAAACGGATCACCGCGAATCGTCAGGTCGAGTTTTTGAAACGCCTCATTATCCGTTAGTTGTGTAAAAATAGAACCGGCGACAGACAAATCGCGAGTGACTGCGCCAACGAAGCCATTTTGTCCAGTTTCCTTGTCGATTTCTTTGTTTCCTTGCCAGAAGGAAGGCGGAACTTTGTAATCTGGACTGTTCTGATCTTGAGTTGGCGCCAATAAATCTTCCAAATAGATATTTGAGCTAGCTTGTGGAGTTGCGGTATTTCCCGGCGCCACCCGACTCGGTGAGGCAGTCGGCGATGGAGCCGGTGTCGATGTCGGTGTCGTCGGCACACCGCTCGATCCTAAAGGCACTATAACGACTTGATCCTCGTGAACAGTCGTAAGATTTCCTTGCGGAGGTTTCTGTTCCGGATTGAGCTTCGCCGCCTTGGTGTTCGCATCATAACGCATCAAGGCACCTTGATAGGCTTTGACGCGATTGCTGTAATCCATCTTCCATGCAAGATCGATGTTGATGACCTCAGTATTCAAACCAGTAAAGATATAATTGTATTGTTTACGTAATAATCCGTTATCAATCAACGCTTGAACCATTCCCAGCTGAGCCGATTTGCCATTATCAGCCTGTGTATGCGTGATCAACGGACCTTGTGAATAGTGTGGAGTGACATAGATCGTATAATGACGTTGATAATGACCGCTGGTCATGTCGTAGCCAGTCAGTTTCAAAACTGTTTCAATAACAAAAGAAACTGTTTCGCGAAATTTTTTCGGATTTGTTTCAGACTTTGATTGATCCGGTTGAGTCTGTGTCGGTTCATCCTTGGCTAAGGCTTGGGCTTCTTCGGTGTGCTTGATCGCATCAATGATAAAATTCGGAACTGTATAACCATCGAGAGTATTGACAGTGAAGTCGCCTTTGTAGCCATCCATTGACCACTGTCGGTTTGGATTCTCTTCATCTTTGATTGGCTTCATTTTGAAGTCTTCGATTTTTTTGCCGATCGCACTCGCCGGACTCTTAAAAAACTGCTCATAATTGTTGAACACAATATCATCAAAAATAATCAACTCGCCGTTTAATTTGGCTTTCCATTGCGCATTCAACTGTGCGATGTAATCCTTTAAGAAAGGGCCTAGTTTGTCGCCTTTGACTCTTATCGGTGTAGGTATGCGCATGATGTCATAATCATCCGCCAGATGTTGACTAGAATTCGGCATGAATGAACAGGTGTATGTTGCCCCACCCTCCGTCAACTTGACTTCAATATTTGTGCAATTTAAACACCAAAGCCATTGTCCACCGTTGCTGAAACCATTCGCCGGATTATTGGCGAAATTCTGATTTTTATCGACCCCAACTGTGCCGGTTTCATCATAACCAAGAAATGTCAGCAGCATGTAAAACGGCGCTTTGGTATAATTCTTCATCCCTGCCGCATAAGCCCCATCGATGATCGCATCGAGAAAACTAATGCCATTCGGCTCGGTAATGGTCACCACCCAGCTATGCGCACTCTCCGATTTGGTGACTGGATTGTTTGCAACCATCGTGCTGAATTTCACGTCACGGATATTGAATCCAGTGACGCCACTTTCCGCAAGCGTGTATTGCTGTAGTGTCGCAACTTTGCCCAATAATGTCTGGACATCGCTCGCACCGGTTCTTGAAACCATATCCTCATCACCGGCGAAAAATAACCGCCAGTGATAAGTCGTCTGAAAATAATTATTCAGACAGTTTTGTTCGATTTTTGTATTAATTAAATCTTGAATATTTACCGACGATGAGGTGTCTGTTTGCATTACCGGAGCCGCAGGCGGCGTGGGAGTCGTCGGGGTGGCAGTATTCGGCATGGTCACTTGCGGAGTTTCTACCGGCTTCGTAGGCGGCACAGCAACCCCACCAGGCTTGTTGATCGTATTGCTGGTTGAGTTATGACCAGAACTGGCTGGCGCACTTGCAGGCATGTTTAAGCCCCTAAAATCTGACTGAGATAGCTAAACGACGGCACCATAATCTCCAAACCTGTCACAAAATTCCAAACCGGATCGCTGCGTAAAAACGGATTGCGCCCACAAAACACCCACCAATAGGCCGGACTGCGATATAACTCATAAGCTAATCGATCCGGACGATATTGATGACGAGCCAATAATGTATAAATCTGATCATCGCCATGTTCAGGGATCGGACGATATACAAACCGATCAATCCGCCAAGATAATTGCGGCGTCGCTGCATACGGTGAATTCGAAGCATAGCTGATAACGGTCATACCCAACCCCCTCCGCCACTCATCAAGGCGCCCGAAGCAAATTTTTCAAAACTAAAAACAGTTCGCATACGCTGCGGCGTCTGCACAACCATCAACTCACATTGGATGGTAAACATCGCCGGAATACGAACCGTCGCACTGTTAATTTGTACCGAGACCGTATCCATCTGTTCATCGCAGGTCCAAGAATGACTCTTCAATACACACCGCAAATTATTGAACATATATGTCCCATAAGCCGAAAAAACTAAGACCGGCGGTGGCAATCCAGCAGTTCCAGCCGTTGCATCAATCTCGCCAAAATACGATTTCGACACAGTGCGTAAAAAATGAATGCAAGCCATCGCATACTGACCTTCACGCTGATTCTGCACGGTGAATTTTCCACTAACCGATAACGTGCAGGTCGGCGTCCGCGTATAGGCCGGATAATCTGTGTTCGAATGCACCAATTGTAAATCAGTGTAATTTACCGACTGCGCGAAATTGATCGTCGGCGTATAGGGAAATAACATCCCATTGGTTGATTTTAAAATACTCATGATCGGTGAACTGGAAAAGACGTCGTCACTCGACGGCGATTGCAGCCATGTCAACGGTTTCAAAATCGCACGTAATTCTGACGATCCTGCTGATAGATTTGTCGTCGGAGTATTCGCAGTCGATGATGACGATGATGTATTGTTGATCTGAGTCGGTGTCGTATCAGGCGTCGCACTCGGCGTAGGAGTCGGAGTCGGAGTCGGCGTACTCGTCAGAGTTGCCTGCGGCGGTTCACCAGTAAAAGCAGAATAATCCTTCTGCGGCGTGGCTCCCGTATAAGCCGAATAGTCGTTAACCGCAAACGGATTACCCGTGATAAAAGCCATTCAGTTAATTCTCCCCTGTGGCATTACACACCACACACGATATCATCGTATAACGAAACAAATATTTATGGTCTTATAATAATGGCATATTATTGCAATATCGTATAAGATATGCAGGATATCAATGAAGGTTTGACCTAATGGTTCCCACCAAGATTAAGTATATTACCAACAAGGATTTGCTGGCTGAGATCAAAAACTGCAAAGCGTCCTATAGTCATTTTGTTTCGCCGCAACATGCGCATTACGATGTGATCGTTACCGGAACCGATTTGATCACCGCTGAATTATTGGCTGAAACGATCATCGCCAAAGCAAATAAATTATCGACAAAGACCAATATTGTTGATCCGGTCAGTATATTGCCCGAAGATGTGGTGTTTCGCGTGATGACCGATACCCATCTGCCACCACCAGCCGATAAGAATAAACGCCGTGAAACCATTACCGGAGAAATGGTCAAAGCCAATTTTAGCCCATTCCGGCACTATATTTTGCGTGACGGTGAACTGATCGAAGTCGGACGATCACACTGGAAAGGCGACTTCGAAACTGGCCATTATTGTGTCATTCACGGAAAGATTAACAACCGTCTGGCGAGTATGTTCATGCTGTTAGTGGAACAATATTCGAGACGTGGGAACTGGCGTGGGTACTGCGGGTCGGTCCGAGACCAAGCTCTTTGTCAAAGAGGATGGCTTGGAATTGATGAAATCACTGAAAACGACAGGATTTTATCCTATGACATGGACCGAAAGCAACTTGTTTGGTCATCGATCAAATCTATTTATCGTTCTCATTATAAAGGCAAGATGCATCATCTAACCGGCGTCGGCATTGATGCGATCGTCACGCCAGGACATCGGTTTGTGACAGATGAAGGATTAACCAGAGTCGAATATTTAAGAGAAAAAGATCGGTTGATCTTGATGGGAGATGCGGTCGAAGATACGCAATCAGAATTTCCCTATAGCGATGCATTTGTCGAATTGATTGGCTGGTTTGTTACTGAAGGGAATTATCATGCCGACAAAAGTCGGAATTATGTCCGCTGTGCGATTTACCAAAATGAAGGCGATAAGGCTGACCGGATTCGTGCGTGCCTATCCAAATTAATCCCGAAATGGGGTGAGACACGACGAAAAGCTCGTAACCAAGGCAATGAAAATATTCAGATTGCCTTTACGTTACCGAAAGTTCTCTGCCAACAAATTTCTCTCGTTACAACAAACGGTGGAGAGAAAGCACTTTCTTACGATTTCATTATGTCTTTGTCCAAAGCGCAACGTCAGTTATTAATTGAAACAATGGTCGCAGGCGATGGCATTGTAACCAAGAAAGGAACGATGATTTATGCACAAAAGAGTGAAGCCCATGTTGATGCGTTCTTATTGCTTTCTGTACTCAATGGCTATAAGCCAAGTTATCGCTTTACATCTTGTAAGGGTGGTTTTGGTAAGAGATCTTATTACTATCTAGTGAATCTATCACCTAGTAAGCAAAATCATACACGATTAGTCAAATCCATCGATTTCCATGGCGGAAAGAATATCGCACACGGAGATAAATTAGACTATCCGAATGAGCCTACGCTCGATTATGATGATCGAGTATGGTGTCCAGAAACCGAATACGGAAACTTTATAGTGCGATCAGGAGACAAAATTTATTGCTCATCAAATACGTACAACGACGAAATGCGTTCCCACGCATTAGTTCAATTGTCTCAAGTGGCACTTCAATTTGACGAAAGTCGCAGTGATAATCCTTTTAGTTTCTATACGCAGATCATTAAGAACTGTCTGGCAGGTGATACGGAAATTCTGACACGAGAATACGGAGCCGTTCCAATTGCTCAGATATCTGAGCAAGATGTTACGCTCTTGGATGGCAATGGCGAGTGGATCAAATGTCATGTCTATGACTACGGTGTGCAAGAAACCGTTAATTTGAACTTTTCCGGATATTTCGAAAAGGTTTCGATTCGATCGACGTTAGATCATGGCTGGGTTCAACAGGGAACCGGTGAACGCATCGAGACGCATGATTTCGTACATCGGAACGGTTATGCCACGCGAGACGTTTTTATTGCGGATTTACGACCGTCTCAGACGATCATCGATAATGAGGAATATCGTAAAGGTGTTATTCACGGGGTAATCTATGGTGACGGTGGCAAATCCTATAACGACCACACGTTTACTTTACGTCTGTGCGGTGAAAAGCGTGAACTATTACCGTGGTTTTTTGAATATACGCCGTCGTATCCTAATTCGAATAATGGCGATCCGAATTTCTATCTGTCGAATATGTGGGCCAATTTGAAATCTCTCCCTAGTGAACCCGGACGCTCTTTGGATTATCTCAGAGGGTTTTTGCGTGGTTGGGTTGCCACGGATGGCTGTGTCAGCACAGAAGGAGATGTCACCGTTTGCGGCGATGATGCTGAGTATCAATGGTTGAAGCAATGGGCGCCATTGATCGGCTGGCATGTGGGTAGTGCTACAGTTCTTTCGTCGGAAACCAACTATGGAATTCGTAAGAAGATCAGTTGCAATATCCATCTGAAAAAACACTCGATGAACAGCGATGATTTTCTCCGCGAGCGGCATCGTGAACGCTTTGTCAATAACAAGACGCAGATACCATCAGGATGGCGAGTCTATCCTGGCAAGTGTCAGACCTTTGAACGCAGGATGGAACGCGTGTATTGTCCGGATGTACCCACGACGCATACGGTGGCCTTAGCGTCTGGCATTCATTCTTTTCAATGTTTTAGGCGAATCCTCAATATTGAGAAACGAGTGCAGTCTACCCGCGACGACCTTTTGATCATGTCAGGTGCGATGCCAAGTTACACTCGTCAAGTCGATAATGAAATGGATCAGCGCGACGAGATAGCAGAGGCTCCGAAGGCTGGGAAACGTGGTCGTAAACCGAAGACATCATCGTAGAATTAGGCTTGCAATCGATCGAGTCCAGCGGCTAGACAATCTTCACCTTATGTTCAAATTCCAATTACAGAATGAACTTCGCATTCCATGAGTAACTATTTCGAAAAGGCCGTTGTCTTCACTGATAGTCATTTTGGTCGATCCGGCGACTCAACGGTTGCGAATCAAGACAACCTAGATTTCATCCATTGGATGCTGGAACGTGCTCGAAGTTGGGGCGCCGAGACGTGTTTATTTTTGGGAGATTATTATCATAACAGATCAGCGGTCGGCTTGTCATCCATGCAATCAGCGTTGGAAGGTTTGGAGGCCATCTCAACGGCCGGATTTGAAAAAGTCATCGTATTATTAGGCAATCATGACCTAGCGCGTCGAGCGGATCGTGAAATATCCTCATTGAATTTTTCACGGCATCTGCCCGGCATCCAATTGATGAAACAGCCGATGACCGTCGGTGACGTGACGTTCCTGCCATGGTTGGTAGAGGATGAACATCGTCGTCTATCGCAATTGAAATCGCGCTACGTCTTTGGACATTTGGAAACGATCGGGGCGATGATGAATGCGAGAGTGCCATGCTCGGGCGGATCGCATGCTATTGAAGCGGATGATCTTAAATCCCAAGAATTCGTATTCTCGGGTCATTTTCATCAGCGCCAGACATTGAAAAATATCTGCTATATTGGTTCGATCATGCCGTTTGATTTCAGTGATGCCAATGACGATCAACGTGGTATGATGTTGCTAGAATGGGGCAAGCAGCCGATCTTTGAATCGTTCCCTGATCAGCCGTTGTACCGTTCGATATCATTGTCTGATCTGCTTGATGATCTGTCTGTCTTACGACCAAGAATGACTGTGCGGGCGACGGTTGATATTGATTTGCGATATGAGGAAGTGCAAGAACTACGTGAAACATTGATGCGCGCTTATTATCTGCGGAAAATTGAGTTGATCAATCATGAGCCATTAGAACCGGAATATACCAAATCGACATCACCGTTACATACAGTCGATGAAATCGTTATAGATGGGTTGCAAACCCTTGAAGGTCAGATGTCAAATCAGCGCTTGATTGATATCTATACTGGACTGCCGCGATAATATGGCAGTCAAATTGTATCAAGGTGATTGCCTTGAGATATTACCCACGCTTGAAGCCGGTTCCGTGCATGCGGTAATTACCGATCCACCCTATTGTCTGACATCCGGCAAGAAAGGCGGATCGGGACCGGCATCATTGAATCTTAATTCACCAGCTGGTCGCGCCCGAATTTCGACGGGATTTATGGGAAAATCATGGGATAACGATATCGCCTTACGCTCTGAAACATGGCGTGAAGTTCTGCGTGTGATGAAACCAGGGGCGCATTTACTGGCCTTTGGCGGCACACGAACAAGCCATCGCATGGCGTGTGCGATCGAAGATGCTGGCTTTGAGATCAGAACGACGATGATGTGGGTGTTTGCGTCCGGGATGGCGAAAGGCATCAATGTCGGCAAGGCTCTAGGGAAGGCGTACAGCGACGATCTCGCTGCCCCTTGGGTTGGGTGGCATTCAGAAATCAAACCTGCGTACGAGCCTGTAATCTGCGCTCGCGTGCCTCTTATTGGCACTGTCGCGGAAAACTGTCTCGTGCATGGGGTCGGAGCCTTGAACATCGATGCTTCGCGTATTCCGATCGATCCTGACATCGATGATCCGCGTCTCGGGGGAAAGGGTGAATGGAGCACGGTTGGCATGGCGAAGAACGTCTATGGCGATTGGGCAGGCGTGAACAGTCAATCATCTGAACTAGGACGTTTCCCGAGCAATCTGATCCATGATGGCAGTGATGAGGTTGAAGAAGCCTTTGCGATATATGGCAAGAAGACCAGTGGTCGTCCTGGTATTCGTCGCAAGGCGCATGAAACGCATAGTATGTCAGGACGATTGAATCGAACCGGTGAAACCGAAACTGGCTATGCGGATAGTGGATCGGCGTCACGATTTTTTAAATCATGTCCGTGGTCGGATGAAGAAACGGCTAATCGCATCGCTTATTTTGCCAAAGCATCAGAAAAGGATCGCGCTGGCAGTCATCATCCGACGGTGAAACCGTTGAGTTTGATGCGGTATCTGTGCAAATTGATCACCCCAGCAGGGGGAACGATTCTCGATTGTTTTGCCGGATCAGGCACGACCGGACAGGCGGCGGTTGAATCTGGTTTCAATGATGTGATTTTGATTGAACGCGAGCGTGAATATTGCGAGGATATCAAACGAAGATTATCGTTGTTTATGAATTAGAGATTTTATGATTTCCCTCGATACAATTTGGATTCAAAATTTTCTCTCGGTTGGAGCGGTCAGACAGAAGATTAGTCTGAATGCGGCACCGTTAACTTTATTGTTGGGAATCAATCTTGATATCGGCGTTGATAACAGTCGCAACGGTGCTGGCAAGAGTACGTTATTGCAAGCCATTTGCTATGCGCTGTATGGCGAGCCATTAACCAAGATCAAGGTTGATAATCTGATCAATGCGATCAATCAACAAGAACTTTATGTTTGTCTGGACTTTTGTCGTGACGGTGTACCGTATCGCATCGAGCGTGGTCGGAAGCCAAATAAACTTCGTTTTTTGGTTGGTGAAGAACGCAAGGATGTCAGCAAAGGGACGAATGATCAGACACAGATCGAGATAGAACGCATTATTGGCATGACGCACATGATGTTTCTTCATGTGGTTGCCTTGAACACATTCACGCTGCCGTTTTTGAAAATGCGACCAGCGGATCAGCGTGATGTCATCGAAGAATTGATGGGCATCACGCAGATCAGTATTTTAGCTGAACATCTCAAACAACAAATCGATGTTTCAAAAGAAACGTTACGGAACGAAGAAGCGACGATCAAGGCTGGTAATGCGACCAATGAACGCATCATGGCAGTTGTTGAGCAGACTCAAGTTCAAGCCCATAAATGGCAACAATCCCATGAAGAATTACTATCTCAACTGAATCAACAGTTGCAGGATTCATTGCTTGTTGATATTGACTCTGAGTTGCGGCTTCTTGAACAGATTGAGTCTTGGAACGCCGCTTATGTATCTCGCCAGACGCAGATCTCTTCGGTGCAGGCTTACATTGATACTGCCACGCAAAATTTCACCAGATTGCAGCGCGATATTAGCCGCTATGAATTAGCCGCTGAGACTGGCGAGACGGATGAGGTTCGTCGTCTGCGTGAAAAAATCGCAGCGTTGGAGCGTGAACTTTTATTGGATGACGCAGCCGAAATCGCACGTCTGCAAAATCAGATTAATCGCCATCAGACGCAAATAGCAGTTGGGCGTCAACAGCTGGATCAAATCGAGCAGAATTTACTCGATGTCATGTCTCAACAGGAAAGACCAGATCAACATCAATGCAGCACATGCGGCCAAGCCTTAGCTGGCACTGATCATCTAGCGCACGTCATGGAAGCGCTGGAAAGCAAGCGCATTGGCTTGATTGGGGATTATGGCCGCGTTCAAGTTGATATTAATATGCACGAGGATCACATCGCGGCTATTCAACGTGAGATCGATGCGCTGCGCCTTCGTCGTGCGCAGACACGGCGTGATATAACTGCGCATATCGCCACATTAACTGGAAATATTGACGATATTTTAGTTACGAATGAAGCTTTACGGCAGGAATCCTATCAGCAGGCATTACGATTAAAATCTGATATTGCGCTGTATGAGTCTGAGATCAAAGGTTATCAGACAACTTTGACGCGTCTGATGAACCAGTCGGAACTCGGTGATCGTCCGACCTCTGTATGGCAAAACCGCAATCAGCTTTATGAAATACGGCAACAACGCGAAAAACTCATTGCGAGGATTGAGATTGAAACGGATAAGGCGAATCCTTTTCAAGAGAAGGTCGCCAGTTTGTTATCGACGTTATTGACGCTCGACTATGACGCGGTCAATCTGATCACCGATCAATTAAAGCATGAGCAGTTCCTGTATAAGTTGCTCACGTCGAAAGATTCGTTTATTCGCAAGCGTATCATTGATCAGAACCTGCGGTATCTCAATAACAGTCTTAATCGATTTTTAGAATTGCTTGGCTTGCCGCACGAGGTAAATTTTCTGCCTGATCTGACGGTGGACATTACGTTGTCAGGTCGCGATTATGATTTTGACCAATTATCGCGTGGTGAGATGAATCGGGTTATTCTCGCTACGTCGTGGGCGTTTCGCAAACTATGGGAAAATCTCAATACCGATCTTAATTTGTTATTGCTTGATGAGGTGTTGGATCAAGGCACGGACGAAGCTGGGGTTGAGGCGGCGGTTGAGTTTTTAACCAATATGGCGAATGAACAGCAGAAAAATATTCTCTTGATCTCGCATCGGGAGAGTTTACGATCAAGAATTGATCGTGTGTTGATTGCGCAGAAATGCGATTCTTTTACGATTTTTTCCGAGGAAACCGGCTAGCAATGCCGTTGATATGTTTTGGGACTCTTTCGCCATTGAACGGAATCGTCCATCCAGTCACCACGAGAGATTTATAGTAATCCTCACGTGCTGGATCGTAGCATCCGATGCCAACGACTTCTTCGTGAACCTGTTTCATTTTATCAAGCAATCGTTTTCTGCTTTCTGGTGTATATCCACCGGGATAGATATTTCCAGCATTGATACCGAATGTCCGATCATATCTCGTTGCCATTGAAACCAGCAAACCATCTGATGGTCTAACCGGAACTATCGTGTAGCCAAATTTCACGATCACCCGATTGACGATCCGAAGGATGATATTGCGTGGTCGCATCAT